AAAAGGGATGAGCGGCTTCCCTCTGGTTGTAACGAACCACCTTGCCTCAAGCGAAGTTATTCAGTCGGACAGCGGGTTCCTGCACGAATGGGATAAATACAAAGAGGTTAACGATGAACTGCTGTCTGCCGGTGGTATCTCTGGCATTGTGGTGACAGGTGTCTCCTCTGACGGGTCTACTTTCTCCTCAGCTCAGGTATCAATGAAAGCGGCCTCAGCGAGGATAGAACAGATGCTGTCGCTGATGGCGGATGTGATGACCCGGATCAACGAGCGTGTTTATTTGGCCGCGACAGGGCGCAAAGGGGGCAAGCCTCCGTTGTTCCAGTTTATGCCACTGACCATGGAAGGCCGTGCTGAAATGCAGAAGGCTGGCCTTGAATTGTGGAAAGCCGGTGCCATCTCCTCTCGCAGTATGCTTGATAATTACGGGTATAGCCTGGAAGAAGAGTTTGCTATCCGCGAGAAAGAAGACAAGGACGGCATCACCGAAACCATGATGCCACGGGAAGCGGGCACAGAGGCCCCGGATGAACCCGGAGGCGAGACACGGGGGCGCAAAGAGTTGCCTGACGATGAACGGAATTCACCCCCGGAAGACGCCGAACGGAGCAAAGCCCCGAAGCCGTCAAGTCCCGAAGGGTCCATGGAAGAGTAAAAAAATGAAGAACAACATAACTCGTACATCAGGGCGAAAGCCCTGTTTGTATATAGATGCCGTGAAATTTGTCTGTCCTCCTACAGGCTTATATATCGGTAGTAACGGAAAGGGGGATTTCGATATTGATTAAAGTAAAGAATACCAAGTCTTTACGTTCGATTTCATCCTCTATCATCTCAATTTCTGAGGTTCAAAAGAGCAATCGCCCGTATCTACAAATCGTGACAGTCATCGCAGATGATTCTGTCAATTTGAACGGAGAGCGTATGTCTCGTGCGTTCCTTGAGGACATTGCGAATAGGAGTGCTGAGTACGCTGGGGTCCCCCTTCTGGCAGATACCGATAAAATAAAAAGAGGCGACTTCAAAAACGGGCTCACGCATCTATTTGACCCGGAAAAGGGAGTGTTTTTAAGCACTCAGATTGGGAGCCTGCAAAGGTTCTGGACAGAAGAGATCAATGGCCGGCTGGTCCTCAAGGGCGAAGCCAAGGTGTTCAAGCGGGATGCTAAGGTGACAGATGCCCTTGTGGATTTATTCAATGAAGGCCACCTCTTCGTGTCTGTTGAAGTGGAAGCAGGTGAAACCAGGATTGAGAATGGTGTGTTGACGGTGGAAAAGAGTGACTTGAACAGTCTGATTGGCTTGTGCTGTGTTTCACGGCCTGCTTATCCTTCCGCGACTGCGACTTATGTCGCCGCCGAAGTGGAAGAGAATGACGCTGAGTTTATCCGTGCCACGGAACATGCCAGGTTGAGGCTCGCGGAGGCTCTTGCCATTACCAATGAGGCTTCTTTAAACACAATCACTGGTTGGGTTTATCGGGCGGTCGCGGAAGCGATGGGAGAAGACTTCTGGGGAATGTCTTTTTACAACATTGGCATGACCAGCGCCCTGCTCTACAACGAAGAAACCGGAAGGTTGTTCACCGTCAACTACATCATTCAGGAAGACGGGGTACACCTGACAGACTTTTATGAGAGCAAGGTTGTTCGGGCACAGGAAGCCGAAAGCACATCAGAGGAAAGCGAGGAAAAGAATTTGGATAAGGTAGAAGCTGAAGTTGTAGAGGAAGTTAAAGCCGAAGCAACGGAAGAACTTCAGGCCGAGGCCGTTGAGACCGTAGAAGCGGAAGCAGAAGAAACCAAAGCGGAAGAAACTGAACACGTTGAGACTGTTGAAGCGGCTGAAGAGGCTGAGAAGACAGAAGAACAGGTTGCTGAGACCCTTGAGGCCGAAGCGGAAACAGAAACTCCTGTGAATGAACTGGAGACAAAGCTGGCGGAACAGGCCAAACGTATTGCGGAACTGGAAGAAATTGAAGCAAAGTGGCTGACCTCCCAGGAAGCCCAGAAACAGGCAGAGGCCGCCCAGAAGAAAAACAGGCTGTCAGAGTATGCGAAGACCTCAGGTCTTGACTTGCAGGCTGAAGCGGTGATGGCTGCACTGGAAGCGTTGGACTATGAGCGCCTGGTGTCGCTTGTTCTGGAAGCACAGGTAACAGATGAAGAGCAGGTTGTGACAGCCTCTGAAAAGGTCACCAACCCGATGGTTGGGGATATGAAGCTCACGAATTGGCTTTTTAGCAAAGATAATTAATTGGAGGGATATTGAATGGCTGGTTACATGACCAAACTTCAGGGATATGTCTACGATGGTGAACACGTCGCAGCGACCGCCCTGGTCAACGGTAATTTTGTTTACGTTGACTCTGATAACAAAGCGGCACCGATTGCCGAAGAGACTGATGTGAAACTTCGCGTCAAAGCACTGGAAGGCCCCTATGGGATGACGGGCCTGCGCCTGGTAGTTGCCGAACAGGGTGACGACGAGGTGTTTTTGGTAGAAAATCTTCCCGAGGGTGAAGCTGAATATGACGAGACAACCTACGGCCCCGCTATTGGTGAGTATGCTCGCATTCACCGCCTGCTCGCTGGTGAGGAACTTCTGGTGTCCCTCACTTCTATCGTTGGGATTAACGTTGGCGACGTGATTACCATTGGGGCATCCGCTGGCGCTTTCCCCGCTGCAACTTAAGGAGGAGTAACTGATGGCTGGTTACATGATTAAATTAAACGGTTATTCTTATGAAGGTGAGTATGTTGCGGCAGCCGATCTCTTGAACGGCGCGCTGGTCAACATCGCCAACAATAAGGCAACTGCGCTCGCGACAGCAAAAGATATGAAGTTTCGTATCGTGGCGCTGGAAGGCCCCTATGGGATGAGCGGCCTCAAACTCGTTGTCGAAGAGCAAGGAGACGATGAGGTCTTTCTTGTTGAAAACCTCCCGGAAGGCGAAGCTGCCTATGATGAGACCCTTTATGGCCCTGCCTCTGGCGAGTATGTCCGGATGCACCGCCTGTTGGCGGGTGAAGAGTTCTATGTTTCTTCGGATATTATAGACCCCACCGGTTATTCCGTTGGAGAATGGCTCTATGCCGGAGAAGATGAACAGCAAACCGCCTCCATGACTGTTGCCAAGGTCATTACAAAGGTTGTTGATACGAGCGAAGTCACCGACATTACCGGTGAAAGCCTCGCTACCTTTGTTTTGGACGAGGGTGACGTGATTCATTACAGCGTGACAGTGACCAATACGGGTGACCTGGCATTGGCGGCGATCTCCGTGAGTGACCCGATGAAGGGTGAAACACCCGGTGCCGTGGCGACCCTTGCAAAAGATGCCACTTCCAGCGCCATTGTCTATACTCATGCGGTGACAGAAGCAGAGGCTGGCACACGTGTCGCGAATACTGCTACAGCTGTCTGTGCCCACCCGCGCAGGCCCGGAGTGAATATCACGGCAACCAAGACCGCCACTATCGGGGCTCTTGCTGGGGCATAATCTCCGCTAAACACTAAAGAGAACGACCACAAATGGGTCGTTTTTTATTATCAAAAAATATCAGGAGGATAGTTAATAATGGATGTCAAGATTGAGAAAGATATGAATATCGTCAAACTGCTCACCGCCCAGGCGAAAGGTGAGCGCGTTGAGTCTGACAAGGTTGAAGAAGCGAATCAGCAGATTCAGACCATGCTGGCGGACTTCAACCCGATGAACCGCTACATGGTTGCCCAGTTGATTGGGTATGCCGTGACAAACCTGAACAAGGTTTCTCCCAGTATCTTCGACCAGATTGCTGATGTGAAGCGAATCGGTATGGGCGACAAGGCCATGTTCAAAGTGCCTGTCGGTACCATCAAGGCCATCATCCATGCTAAAGGCGCTACTGTGCCGCGCAGCCGTGTTGCTGACAAGCAGGTGCTTGTTGACACCGTTTCTGTGTCTGCCCGTCCGTCCGTTAACGTGATTGAGATCCGCAGTGGCCGCAAAAACATGGCCGACCTTATCAGGGATGCCCAGTACCAGATGAGCCTTGTCAAGAATGCGAACATCCAGAGCATTTTTGCTGGCGTAATCAACGATTACTCTACCCCGTTCTTCGCTCAGGGTTCTGGCTTTGCTACGGCGACCTTTGACCCGATGCTGATGCACTTCCGCAGGCTGGGTGGCGTTGCCATTCTGGGTGACCCCGCCATCCTTGACAAGGTTGCCGTTGCGACTGGATTTACTACCGCAAGCGGTGTTGTGCAGTTCGCTGATGATATCATGAAGGACTACCACGCTACTGGCCTGCTTGGTTCTTACCGTGGCGCGAAGGTCATCCAGATGCTGAATGGTTATGGCGCTGACGGCGAAACCCCCATCCTCGACCCCGCCTTCCTGTATATCCTGTCCACCGCCGTGTCTCCGGAAGCCCGGAACCTTAAGATTGTTGAGGAAGGCGATGTGCTGGCGCATGAAGATACCAACATTGATGACCTCTCCTATGATGTCCGCCTTGACCAGTTCTTTGGCGCGGCTTTCATCGTTGGCGATGTCCCGACCATCGGCGTGTACGAAGACCAGAACCTGTAATCGGTTTATGTCTGGAGCAGCGGGGGTGAAATATCCCCCGCTTTTCCCGCCGCATTATTGATACCTTGAAGGAGGAATGAAGGATTGTCTGATAAACTAAGAGTATATAATGACCGCCCCTATGACATTGGTGCTGTTCTGTTGAATGGCCAAAGCGTCAATATCAAGTCTGGCAGTTTTACCTTGTTGTCTGAGGATGACATTGCGTTCATCGAATCTCAGTGCGCGTATAACAAGAAGTTATTTGGTACCGGAAAACTGAGGATTGACAAGGCAACCGAAGAGAAAATTGACGAGATTGGCATTGTGAAATCCGAAGAGAATTTTCATATCTCCATTGATGAGATTGAAAAGAAATTGCTCGGCGGAATTGCCAATCTAAAGAAGTGGCTCGCAACGATTCAAGATAAGGCTTACTTGTTTGAAATCTATACTATTGCGAAATCGCTTGACCTTTCTACCAGTAAAATGAAGGCGCTCAAAGATATCCTGCCTGAATTGCTGACCGCAGATGAATAATTAAATAAGGGGGCGGGATGTCATGGATTTGATACCGCTTGTTGATGAGCTGAAAACAGCAACAGCGTGGCAACGCACCCCACAGGCAATCTTGCACGAGGACTATGTGAATATGATTGTCAACGGCATCAAGTACCTCTACCTAATTACAGGAAGAGGAGATGCTTTTGATTCCGCTATGATCGGGGAAGATGATGATAACCTTCCTACTTTTACGGGGACACTCTCATTAACAGAACAGATGATTGTTGTGTGGGCGGCTCAAATCAGCCTGTACGAAAGGGTTCGTGCAGATAAAAACTCTATTGTCGGATATACCACTGATGCGCTGACTGTGACAAACGCAGATAAGCCTTACCGTTACCTCTCCGAAACAATTGAAGAATTGAGACGGAATATCAGGGCAGCCTATTATAAGCTCATTTCTTATGTAGGAGATTGAGCGTATGGCAAAGACGGTATATAAAGGATTGCCCGCTGCGGTAATGTGCAGAATTGAACTGGAATATAAAAACAAAGATCTGGAAGTTGTATCGCACCGGGAGTGCAGTCTTGCCGATTATTCAGACCTACTGAAAAATTCAGCCGTTCGACTCATTACAGATGTCGAAGATTTGGCTTACAGAGCAACAGATGGAAAGGGCAAGGACGAGTGGCAACCGGATGTGATGCTGGCTTTCAGCAAACTAAGGCACAAGCTTCTTGACATGGCGGGGGAGATCGAACGGCTTTCAAAAAATCTGCGGATCGAGGTGGACACAGTCTATCCTTCATCCCCGGTAGTTGGGCCGATGCGGTTTCAAAGCCAGGAATTCAATGAGCCTTTTTCCCAGCCGAAATGGGATTTTTTGCGGGTGCTGAACGAACCAAAGGACGGTGAGTAACTTGGCAATCAAGCCCTTTGTAAGCGTTCCGAGTTCTACCCAGTTTTACGTCCCCCCGCATATCCAAACGGATTTTATGAATTATCTGGATACCGATGTCCCGAATGCCAACTACACATTTGAAATTGTGGGGGACTGGACATTGAGGGGTGGAGTTGGGTACACGCCGCGATATCTGAGGGCTGAGACGTACCCCATTAACTGGAAGAGTAACTTCGGAAATGCCGATAACACGGTAAACTTCAAAACTGACTTGCGGGTGCCTGTTAACAAAGGGGATATCGCAGTCAGGAGTGACGGTCAGATCCGACAGCTCAACTGGAAGGTCGAGAAGCACGTCAATGACCAGTCTACCCAGGCTCAGGAGTGTAACCTTCTGGTGACCATTGAGCGGAAAGTGGATGAAACAGTTGACCCGGCAACCGGGTATGTGGTTGTTGAAACAGACCCTATCACAGAAAAACCAATCCCGTTCAACCCGATCCAGACCATTGTGTCCAGTCATCCGTGCGCCGCGTATCAATATGACGGCAGGCCGTATTATGACACGAACATCAACGCGCCTGGTATTGCCCCGGACGTTCTGACGATGCTCCAGATTCAATGGAACAGCGGAACGGCAAATATCCGGATAGGCGATGAGTTTGACTGGTTTGTTGACCGCTACCGCATCAGCAATCTGGACTACGGCGGGATTGATGTAGACCATGAGCATGGTGTCCTGAAGATTCATGCCAAGAAGGTCGCGGGTGGTTCTGATTGAGTAAAACAAAGACTATTTCTTTTAAGTTTCACAGGAAAAAATTTGACGACATCATGACAAAACACGCGAGGGAAGCCCTGCGGAAAGCCTCTGAGCGCCTGCTGGAAATCATGCAGAAAAATGTAGTGAGGTCCCTTTACGGGGGCCCCCTTTCAAGCGAATGGAGGCAGGAAGTAGCCGATGCTTTGACAATCGCCCTTGGCAGCGGGAACCAGTACGTCCTTCGGCAGGGGGTCGTCCTGCCCGATGATGACTTGATCCAACTGAAAGCGTGGCTGATCAACTACGGTGTTGGCTCCGCTCATGGGGGGGAACCCGTCCACGCAGGTCCAAAAGGAAGAAGCGTCTTAGACGAAGACATGCTCCCTACAGAGTCTATCAGTCGTGATCATGCGATGCCAGACCGATATAACCAAACCGGAAATGACTGGATTGAAATGTCTTTTGACCAAGTAGAACATGAGTTTCTTGGAATCCTGGAAGTGGAATGGAATGATATCTCAGAACTTGACCTGTCAAGTTGCTGGGATGTTGATAGTGAATAGGGGGGTGATGGACTATTAACGTTGAAAAGACTACGACCTGGGCTGATAACTGGAATGAAGTCATCCGCACCGTCCTATTCCCCGACGACAGGCTAAAGACTTTGTTGATGATTCCGACAGCCGAGAAAAACGATATCATGAAGTTCATCACTGAGTATTTTGTGAAATATCCCATGACGGACGAAATCCTGGGGAGCCACAAAGTCCGTGTGATCTATGATGACGAACAAGGCCAGAAGATGAACATCCCGCAGGCTGTGAAGCGAATCCTTGCCTTTGATATTTATGTCAAGAGTGATGTGCTGCACACGGCGGACAACGACAGGTTAAAAGACCGCTCGATCTTAATTTTTGAACGAATCCGGTACTTGCTGACACGGCAAGAAGTCGTGTGCAAGATGAGGTTCGTTTGTGAGGATGACTACGGGCTGGGAGCCAAGACAATTGGCTACCGGAGATACCGTGGGGTGTTCTCCTATAAGAAAACATACTAATAAATAGTCCATAGAGTTAACCGTTATTTGATTGTTTAGGAGGCTCTCAAACAGTGGTTTTCTTGTGTGTGTCTATAGATAATATTAAAAGTGAGGTAATACAATATGGCATATATTCCTGCTATCGACGGTTATATCGTTGATGTCCCGAATGTTATTTTTACCCGTTGTGACGGGAAAGAATTCACCTATCAGCGCCTGACCAGCTGCAACTTCAGCCCCACCATGGAGCCGATCGCGATCAATGCCGGTCATAGCCTGTATCCCGTTGCGTACATTCCTGCTGGTGCGACTGCTGAAGTCACCGTGACCTCTGCGGAGTTCCGTGCCGACATGTTTGAGATGGCACACAACACGACCGCAGCTGAAGATGCCGCCTATTCCCTTCGCAGGAGCGGAATCTTCAATGTTGCTACCGGCTTAAAAATCAAGCTGCCCAACGGCGCGACTACCCCCTATATCGTTGGCATGACACAGGATGCAGCACCCGCTGCTGGCAAGTATTCTTTTGCCCACGTTGCGGAAGCCGCAGGCCCTCCCGTTGTCCCCGCCCATGAGCTGATTACTTTCAACGCTGGTGACGTCGCGGTTGGCGATGACGTTCAGGTGACCTACACTCTGGCGGGCTCCGGCACGAAGATCCCGGTACCCGTGATCTCTAGCTCTTCCCAGGGTGCCCTTCAGTTGCAGTACCCCGTGTACAGCACTGGCACTGACTGCTCAGACTCTGCCATCAAAGGCAATCTGTATCTGTCTGTGTTTAAGGTTCGCGTGACCGCCATGCCTGGGTTCGATTCGAGCTACAAATCAGCACTAACCAACGGCGTAACCTTCTCCGTGGTTGATCCTCAGCGTGATGATGGGTCCGCCTGGGAATGGTTCTACGAGCCGGTCGCCTAACTGACCCAATAAATCAGGGGAGGGATTCTTCCCTCCCCTCTTTTTTTATGCCCATTTATGAAGGAAATAAGGATTAAGGAGATAAAGATATGGCACCCAGAAAGAAACCACTGCCGACTACAGACAAGGAAGTCAAACCCCTTCCACTGATCGGAAAACCTGAGAATACCGTGAAGATTGGTGAACTGATGATTGAGATTAAACCGACCCTGTTCCTCTACCAGAGAGACAGGACTGCGGCGTTTTATAAAATGCTCGAAATGTACCCCCTTCCTGACCTGTTTGCCATGACCAAGGAGGCCCTTGGGGATGAGGAACGGGACGGAGACAAGTGCATCATGGACTGGCTGATTGCGGCAATTGATAATGTTGACCTTGAAGAAGGAGAAGCTGAAAAAATTGTCATAGAAAATTTTGCGGGGAGGAAGATGGACACCGGGACACTTGAAACTATCCTCTCGATTTTTAAGCGGGTCAATAAAATTAATGAAAAAGAAATAAACCTAAAAAAGTTCAAGGAACAGAGGGGAGTGATGGCCTAAATCTGGATGATGCTGCGGCTCTTGTAGCAGTGCATCTGGGGGAGGTCGATGAGCGCAAAATCAACAGGATGAGTTATATCTTCTTTGAAAGTGTGCTGGCCTCCTTAGGCCGAAAACTGAACTATGATGCCGTGGTGAATTATGCAGGCAACAGTTACTTTGAGAAATCCTGGGAAGTGATTTCTGAGAACAACCCTATGAATATAAAAAAGGAAGATCTCCGGGACAGGAGTGGGCTTGGTAATTTTGCAAAAGGACTTAAGCTCAGTGATATAAAAATCATTGGGGATCCATCACTGGTAACAGGAAAACAGAAGGAATAAAAGGAGAATAAGGAATGAGTGAAAAAACGGATAAAAAGGTAGAACAGAAAACTACAGAAGTCAAGGTAGATGAACTGAAGGATATCAAAGCCAAACTTAAGAATACGATCAGGCAGAAGAAATTCCATGTGATCAAAACACCGGATGGTACGGAAATCAACGTGGTTGATTACCTGACGCAGGAAGAAAAAATGCAGGCGGCAATGCTGATTGCAGAACGAACCATCATGCTGGATGAGGAAACTGGTAAAGGTTACTGGGCGTTGAACCTTGAACCCGAGCGGGTTCTGACGGTGATTGAAGTCTACACTAACCTCGCAGTGCCAGATGAAGACCGTTATGATTTTTATGACTATCTTTCAAATGAGGGAATCATCACAGACATCTGGTTTGTCATCGACCGGGATGCTGACAGGGTGTTGAGCCTTGCTCAGAACATGGCGAAGATGGCAATCGAACGGTTCAATCACGAGAACAGCATGGACAACTTCTTGAAGCAATTGTCCAGCGGGAGCGGGTTAGGCCAGGAGCTGACTGAGATGCTGGAAAAAGCGAAACAGCAGGAAGATACTGTATCACAAAGGGTTTCCGCCGTGCTTGATAGCAAGCCGAAGGGGAACCTTATTAATTTTTCAAAACGCAAAAAATAACAGGGCGGAGGCCCTCTTGATACATAGCTAACATAGAAGGAACGGAGGGCGAAAGCACTTGGCAGACTTAAAATTAATCGGTGGTATTGGCTTAAACCTTGACCAATTGATGCGGGATTCACAGACAATGTCCCGTGTATTCGGAAAACAGTATAAGCTGATGATTTCCACTCAGGGGTACGATGTTGTCAAAAAGCAACTCCGTGATCTCGTTCTTGAGAACGAAAAATTACAGAAATTAAACACAAGAGTTCTCAAACAAACCATTGACTCCAATGGAATGATGAAAACAACGACCCTTAACCGGGATGGCGTCAAAAAGACTACAACACTTGATACAAATACCGGACAGATCGTTAAAGAAATAAGGGACGCAGATTCCGCTTTAACTGAATTAAACAAATCCTATGGACGGATAAAAAAAGCACAGACTGAAATTGGCCAAATTCAAAAAGAATACGCAGGTAGAGAAAAAGAAATGCCCGCGTCCTCGCAGAAACGTCTCGTTGCGCTTAATAATATTCTTGCGAGAGAGCAGGCTTATGTAAATACAAAAAGAGACGCAATCAGAAACGATGAAAAAATGAATGCCCTCCTACAAGATAGGAAAAGAATCCAGTACCAGATAGACCACAAGACAGAGAAGGTAACACAAACAACTGAGGTCGAGAAGGTCAACACCCTATATGCAGAGCAATCCAGATTGGTTAAGGAAATTGGACAACTGCAAAGAGAGATGTTTTCAGCGGGGCCGAAGGAAAGGAAGGTAATTGAAGGAACCCTCGCAACCCGCCAGCAGGAGCTTGCTCAAGTCCAACAGCAAATTTCTCAGTCCGGATACCAGAATACTGAAAAGGAAGCCGCTGCGCAGAAACAAATAAGGATAGAAGCGCAGAAGACTGCGCAAGAAGAAGCAAGACTTAATGATCAGAGGGTCAGAGGTAAACAGGCACTAGATACAATGTACCGCACAATGGTTGCTATGCTGACCATCCAGGCTGTCCGTATGCTTCGGGATGCATGGCGGGAAGCCCTGAGTTTTGTGAAGCAATACTATGATGCACTGAATGAAATCCGGATTGTTACAGGCTATACCCAGGAGCAGGCGGATAAACTGGCAGATCGGTACTTAAAGCTTGCCGATAAAATGAAGGTAAGCGCACTTGATATCTCTAAGATGGGGGCCACGCTGTACCGGCAAGGTTTGCAGGGAGACGATGCGGTCATGGGTCGAATGGAAGCTGTTATCAAGTATTCAAAAATCGCAGCAGAAGACGTATCTGAAAGCGCAGACTTGATGGTTGTTGCAATCAATGCCTTCCAGCGAAAAGGAGAAGACGCTTCCGATACCGCTATGCGCGTTGCTGATACATGGACCTACATGGGCGACGCGGTTGAAACCGAGGCCGGCGAAATCGGTACAGCTATGCAGAAAGTTGTCGCCAACGCAAAAGTAGTCGGGCTGTCTCTTGAAAAAACATCCTCTTTTATTGCAACGATTTCCTCCGCTACCCGAGAAACTCCTGAAGTTGTCGGTACGGCACTGAACAGGATCATTTCAAGATATGAAAAACTAACCCAGGCTGGTATGAACAAGATATTCACATCAGAAGACGGGGATATCGTTGCTGTCAATGATGTGGCCAGGGCCTTAAAAGTCATTAACGTCGAACTCTATACGGCAGGAGAAGGTTTCATGACCTTTGGCGACGTGATGGACAAAGTTGGCGCCAAGTGGAAAGACCTGAGCGATGTCGAGCAGAGATATTTAGCCACGGCAATGGCGGGTATCCACGGTATCAACAAGTTTTATGCCCTGATGGAAGACTATGATAAGTCACTTAGTCTATATGAAGGCTCGTTAAACGCGAAAGGCTCTGCAAACGCGAAATATGCCATTGAAATGGAAAGCGTGACAGCAGCCCAAGCCGACATGACGAATAGTCTCCAAGCGTTATACAATACCCTCTTGAGCGGCCAGATTATCAAAGAGTTCTATGAATGGGTCGCCAAGGCGGTTAATAATTTTAAAAGCGGAGTTGAAGTTTTAGGTGACTTTAACATTAAAGCTGTAGCTACGGCGGCAACAATCATTGGGGTTGGGGTTGCAATCGGTAAAGTTATCAAAGTCATGAGCGATGCAGCCAAGGCTAAGAGCTTGCTCACATTATTTGGAGGAGGAAGCATTCGGACACTGCTTGTTGGGTTGACCGCGCTGGCTACTGTGTTGATTACTGTTGCCGGGAAGGTTCGTGAAGCTTCAGATCCTATCAAGAGTTTTACGGACGAAATGGAGAGGCTTTCCGGCGCACAGGAAAAATGGAACGAGAAGATAGACAGGCTGGCAGGGTTCAAAACCGAACTTGAAAATATCGCAATAGCCTCAAAAGATACAGCAGAATATCAGGAAACTTTTAATGGTTTGATGGAAAACCTTGTGAAAAATACTCCTTCACTGAGTAGCGCTTTGCAAGACGCCAAGGGAAACTGGGTTGATCTTGGGACAGCAATTGGCGTGGTCAATGAGAGAATGGAGAAAAACGCTGAACTTAGAGACCTTGAGGCGAGAGCAAATGCTTTTAGGGCTCTAAGCGCACTTCCTTCTGAGTTAGAGGGATCTATTGGGGACAGCCGGAAAGCTGAAAAATTAAAGACCCTCGTAGAGGCCATGAAATTTCTAAGAGACAATCAAGACCTTAGCAACTGGGCAGACGGCTTTTTCAAAATGGGGAACAACGGAGCCGGGGCCCGTGATATCAATAACTTTACAAGTCAACAGGCGGAGGCATATAAATCCAAGGTTCTCGTTAATACGTTTGCCGATAATGACGGTGGGGCACTGGATTATATTTCATCCTATTTTGGGTTCAATAAGAATTTAAGCTTGAAACCTAATCGGAACGCTTTAGTAAATATGATTGCAGAAGACCTGGAGCTTTCGTCGGCAATGATAGACACTCTTTATTCCAACAGCAAAGATGAAGTAAAAATCAAAGTAATGGAGTACCAGGATGCTATCGTAAAAATATTTTCGACGACAGATGGCTATAGAGAAGCTCCCTTGTTTGTTCGTAATATGATAGATCAAGTAGCCAAAGATATGAGCGAAGAGTTTGGCAATATTGACTTCTCTGTTATGTCTGATGATGAGATTGTGAGTATTGCAAACTCCTATAAAATCCAGACCTATGAAAAAGCTAAATCAATTATGGAAGACGCTGGAAGCGCACTGATAAAAGTGATTGCTGGTTCGTCGTCCCCATCCCGTCCGCCTTTTTCTACTGCGGTCGAAGAATTGACACAGCGATTCGGCGGGGACTTACTTGAGACACAAAAGGTTCTTGATAAATATTTTCCAGCAGAATATTCTGAAAAATATTGGACCGAGTTTATGAAGCGGGTCTATTCAGGGTACTCAGATCAAAATCTTGATGATTTCCTAGGAAAAGGGGATTCCCCTTTTGACTTCCTTAAGCAGGAAACAGCAAGAGGGTTAAAAGAGGCAGGAGAAGTTTTAGGAGTTGCTGAAGAGGAAATCCAGGGTGCGTTTGATAAAATTATGGCAGTTAAACTTGACCCTGCTGGAAAAGAAACCGCAGCTTTAAGCTCTCTTTTTAACCTCTTGTTTAACGGGATCAGCCCAAACCAAATGGGGACCTTATTAGACCAGCTTGAACAAACAGAAGAGGGGATATCTGGATTCGCTGCGACCTGGACAGAATGGACCAACCTTTCAAAAACAAGCCCCTTCTCTGGTAGCGGAGAACAGATAAAAACTGTCACCCAAATCTATGATGAGCTCCGCAAAGTTTCAACAGATAGCAAGGTATCCAACGCGGCAAAAACTTTGCTGGGTTTGTTTGACGGCGTCACAAATGCCGAAGGCTTAAAAACGGCGGCGGCAGAAGCGAGAGGGATGTTTGAGAACCTTGTCCCCCCAGAGCTCCAAGGCGACCTTGCCAATTTATTGCCTAATTTTGATACCTTTCTTGACAAAGCGGAAGAGGGAAAAATCTCTCTGGAATACCTTGGGATTTACACAAAAAATCTTCAAAGCAATATCAATGACCTTGACTTCAAAATCCTTCTGGACAGTATCAGCGAGATGGAAGGCTCAGGAAAAATCATAGGTGGGGTTGCGGATGCCCTCAAGGGTATCAAAGCTGGCGGAGTAGAGGCGGTTACTTCCGTGATTAGCCTCAGAAACACCATGAACTCCTATGCGGACGCACAAAAGGCGTACAACGAGATCATCAAAGCAGGTGGAAAACTGAACGAAGATACTTCGGGGTATTTTGATACACTCTCTTCGGCTACAGGAATCCCTGTTGAGCTGCTGGACAAAGACATTACCCTGGCTTCTACTAAATTGAATGCTGAGATGGAACAGCTTAAAAATACAATGTCTGTCCTCGCGAAAATGGGTGGGGCAAATATTATCAGCTCTGACTGGATTGGACAAATCGTAGCAATGGAGGGGTCGACCGACCCAGCTGTTATCAGCCTTCAGTCCCTGTTGGATGTCATTGAGTTGATTACCGGGGCGACATTCAACGGAGCGAGCTCTATTGAAGACGTCGTTCAGGCAATTGAGAACCTTACCTCTACAACAGGAGAGGATATCGACTCCTGGTTCTATAAACTCAGAAAACTAAACGAAGAAATAAAGGCAATGACTGAAGGCTCTTATGGAGGGATGAAGCAAGATATGTTCCGTGAGAGCGGGGCATATAACAAGGCGGAAAGCTTGATGCCTTACATGGGGTACATGAAAGATGAGAGCGCAGATACACGTGATTATGGCGCTGAAGCTTTCTCCACAGCAATCCGTGAACTTTCTTTAGATGAAATTGAAGTAATGAAAAGCGAATTCCCTGAACTCGGAGCAATCATTGAGGCAGTATTCGATAACGGAACCTATTCAGCCGAAGAACTTGAATACGCAATGGAGAAGACGCGAGAGAAACTTGATGAAATGGCTCAGTCTGCCGAGGACTCAGACCTTTCAGAGAACTTCGGGGATGCGCTCGGAGACTTCAAAGAGCTGCAA